CCAAGCGACAGGAGCTGGTCAGCAGTTACCCACGCCCAGGAGTACTCCTTACTCTCCTCCATAAACCTCTCTAGTTTGCCCTGACTTGCTCGGCAACTATCTCACAAGCTCCCGCAGTACCGCCAGATGTGAAGATGAGCTCCAACTTCTTAGCGAAGGTAGGGTCGAGCCATGTCGCAGGGTCCTCCGGGTCACCGAAGAGGATCGGCAAGGTGGCATAGAGGGCATGCCCCCACTCGGTCCCCCAGAGCCTCCTGGTGCCAGCGCTACCGCCGCCGGCAACTTGGGTCTCCAGCGTTACCCCTCCGGAAAACATCAAGGTATAAGCGAAGTCGGTAAACTGTGTCGAGACTGACGGGAAGAAGGCGTAGCGTGTCTCCTTATTGGTCAATCCCCTGACAACTCCGCCAGTAGCTCTAATGATGTTATGGCTGAGCATAATCTGGCCCCATCGCGCCTCTGCCTCGGCATCAAGCTGCTTTAACTTGCGGTCAAAAACGATAACTTTGTCGGCGTCAGCGGTCAGCTTCAGGTCCGACGTAACCTCATCCAGGTCAGAGCCTTCCACATAGTGTCTGGTCATAAGCATCCGGTAAGGCAAGTCAACAGGAAGCTCCTTCCTCTCCTCAGCTCCGGAAGTGCTCGAGCCTGTGAACGACAGCAGCTTCTTGTCCATGAGATATCTGCCCGGGGCCGCGAACTCCTCCATGACTTTAGCAATCACGGACAGCTTGAGGGTACCGGTAGCAAAGGCCGTGGTGGCAGATACAGCCCGGACGGCAGCTAAATTCCAGGTTATCTTGAGCTGCGGGTTAGCAAACTTGGTGAAGTCAATGGCAAACAACTGGTCCCACAATTTTCGGCCAAACAGCAAATAGGCGCCATGCCTTTGCGTCCCGCTTGCCCATTCGGAAGGGTACAGCACAGGAGGGAATCCCTGCTTGTAGAAGTGCATGGCCTCCAGCTCATGCCCGGTGAGTGAAGCCAATACCTCAGAGCCGTCCACGACCTCAATCTTGGTGAGGATGTCGGAGATCCAGTTATCCTCGTTTGAAGTCGTCCCGTTCGTGGCCTCAGCTTCAATGTAAAGAGCGCTGACAGGGTCAACGACGTCAAGGTCAATGGTCTTGGTCGAGGCATCGCTTGACTGTGTCTCCTGATACAGCAAAACGGCATCTCTCGGTCTCATATAATTAATACCTCCTCGTTATTATTCCCGGGCGCCGTTGTCAGACAGCGCCGCCAGCGGCGGTAACACCGAGCAGCGCCAACCGCTTGGCGTTGAGGGCCTTGCCGACTTCCTCCACCCTCTTGTAATTGGCAGGATCGCCGCGCGGCTTACGCGCCGAAAGCGTCAGGGCTGCGATGGTGGAGAGGTACGGCTCGACTCCGGCCTTATAGTCGATATCGGCAGCGGCTACTCCGGGGGCAAAGCGGTCCATGGCGACGTCGCGGATCTTCCGGGCGAACTTGGCAGCTCCAGCTCGGGCCACTCCTTTACGGAAGCGTTCGCTGATACCAGGGGCGCTAATTGCCGCCTTAAAGGTGCCGGCTGCGGCTGCGGTATTCCTGGCCCAGTCATCGGCGGCAGCTTCGGCATTAGTGGCAAACTCCGCTGCGGACCGGCCAGCATTTTCGGCCCATTTCACTGTGGACTGTTCGATGGGTTTTACTTTGATTGCCCCGGTCTCGTCGGCGTGGACCATCAACGCGAACGCGAGCAACCATGAGAGCATTTTGCGTAACATTACGTTACACCTCCCTTTGTTTATTGAGCGGTGCCAAAAAGAAGGCGCGGAGGGCCGCTAAACTCCTCTTTGGCCCTCCGCTCTTATTGACAGTCTAAACCTATGGTGGTTTAATTGTCAATAAGGCAACTGGTTGTATGAGGAGGGCGGCAAGTTTTTGCGCAAAGAACGAGAGCGGCGATACATCTCTGAGTACATGTTAAAGACGTGGCCGGAGGTCGGCTGGCAGCTCAATGTCGAGCTCGGGCCGATCCCCCAGGAGTATGTCGACCGATACGGACTCGGCAAGGCGGCGGCGATATTTCGGCCGACGAGGCCCAGGGTGGACGCGGTGAAGTGGACAAAAGACAAATACTACCTGATCGAATCGAAGATCCGCGACATTAAGGCGGGGATCGGCGACCTCTCGTACTACCGGGGGATGGCGGAGAGGACGCCTGACTTACCATTTTACGATGGGCAGCCAATTATCTGCCGGCTGATCGTGCCGTGGATGATAGACTGGATCAAGATAGCTGCCGACGCTGCCGGCGTCGAGGTCGTGGTGTTTTGGGCCGACTGGATAGACGACTATGTGAAGGAGCGGCAGCACTACTTCACGGCAGAATACAGGACTGAGAGGGAGGAGAAGATGAGGCTGAGGGAGATTTTGGGGGTGGACTAAAGACTATGGGCTGCGGCGTCTACTGGCAACAAATAAAGCGGCTTGACGAGTCCCTGGGCATGATGAGGATGCGCGGCATTTCCCCGTCGGCGGGGCCTTACCAGGAGCTATTTAGACTGAGAGGCAAGATCATGGGCAAGGTCGGGGTCAAATACCCGCGGGAGATTACGCTGCTCATGAGAGTGTTGGGGCTGTCTCCGGGGGAGGTTAAACTGTGGCATGATGCCGAGTCGGGGTTTATGAGCGAGGCAAGGGCATATTCTGGGGCGCCCCCGGTGTATAAGGCGGTCTCGGATGATGTTGCGATCGCGATACTTAATAAGGAAATAACGAAGGAGCTCGAGGCGGAGCTCATGACGCCTGACGAGTACCTGGGGGAATAGTGGAGCCGGCATCGCTGAGGATCCAACGGACCGCAACCAACCTCCTGATGAATTACGTCCAGTTGGTGCCTGGTGTGCCGACCAGGATGCACTTCACCGATGATTACTACGTAGACCGAGAGATCGCCGACAAAGAGACGGGCAAACCCAAGAAGATAAGATCCCTGGTATTTTGGGTGGACGAACTTAACGGCGTGGACGCGGCCAGGACGTTCAGTATCTTGTCACAGAAGCTAGCTGCTCACTTCGATCCATTCCTACCCGATAAAGGGTATATCCCCTATGATTTTATCATTACACAGATTGGGGAGGGCTTTTTGAAGGATTGGAACGTGCAGCCAATTCACCGGCCAGAAACGGGGTGATCCCCCCTCATAGACGGATACCCCCCCCCTATTTCTAGGGCCAAAATGAGTCATTTCTAGGGCCAAAATGGGTCATTTCCACGACAAAAACGGGCCAATACTGCAATAATTCCAATTTCCAGGATGATCTAAAAATCCCCTCGAGGGGGAAAAACTCAAATTTAGCGCGAAGTTGAAAATTTACTCGAGCGATTTCCAAAACTTTTTTCAATATCGCAGGATCCCGTAGTTTTCCCCCGCCCTGGACTAAACTGTTCGGAAGCCAAACTGTTTAGGGTCCCTCCCCCTTCTTGACTTCCTCCACTGATGCCGGCGGTTGGGATTTACTGAGCCGCCATACTTCACCGAAGCATTTAGGGCAGACTAAGACAGGGCGGAGATACCGCGGGTCAATTACCTCATGACACCCTTCACATTTATACTGCGCTGGTTCCCGAAGGCTGCCAGGGGGAGTTGCCGGGGGTGCTGCTTCTTGTAATTTCATCTGCACCAGTACTGCATCAATCTGCTCATGCAGCTCTTTAACGGTGAAGCGCCAGACCTGGTGTTTAGCGATTACTTCCTCTTGTTGAATGGGATACGGTAAGCGGCTTAACTCAAAAGCGTGGCCGATACCGATGAGCCCCTGGTCTAACGCCCCCTGGACCACCGGGCTTGCCCCGGAGATCTTGATGAGCTTCTCAATATACTCCCGGGAGAGGCCGGTCTTTTCCTTGATCTGGTCGGAGTCAAGCCCATATTCGGTATTGAGGGTTTTAATCACCTTGACCATCTGGCTGACGGGGGTTTTGCCGCGAAGATGATCAATGAATATGTTTTTGGTGAGGACATCGAGCATGTCCCCTGGGATAACGACCACCTCAATTGTAGGATCCCCGGCGGCAATAGCCTCCTGGAGCCGGTGAAGGCCGTCGCAAAGAATCAGCTCCCTGTCCACTTCGTAGCAAATAGGCGGCGTGATCTGACCGACTTCCTTGATCGAGCTTTTGAACTGCTCATAGAGGTCCTCATCGAATTGCGCCGTAACGCGGACCTCGGGGACCTTGATGCTTTTCGGGTCGACTTTACGTAGCTTCATGTTGCCTCCTGTGTGTTAATCTATTTTAGCCTCGGGGTATAGCTTCTCAATGGCTTCCTGGTATTCAATGCGTAGCCGGCCCAAGTCCATGGTAGCGTCCGACGGCGGTGTACCCGGCCGCTGGAGCAGCTCCCAAAATAACATGACCGAAATAGTATGTTTATAATGCTCCCGGACAGTCTCCGGCGTTATCGGTTGCCCTGCTCTAATTTCACACCCACAAACTAACGCCATATTTACCTCCTTTTAATTATTCACTCCAAAAGTCAGTTTAACGTTAGTAGAATTTGTAGGGGAGGAGGACGGTAGAGCGGTGGCGCCTGGTATTGTGAGTCTGCCCCGTGGACGGCGAGGTATACGAGACCCAGATGTAGTTTTTAGTTACCTTAGTTACTTCGCCTTCGCGGAAGTAGCCGGCCGCCCAATGTCTGATTACATCGCCAACCCTGACTTCCCGCTCCTTGGCGGGCATGTTGGGCAACTGATAGATCCTCCCGTCTTTAGTCATAACAGCCTCCAGTGTCATTTATTCCCTCCTTACTGATCTTCATCGACGTTGTGTCTTTTGATCCTTTTGCAGATTTCGTGGAAAGAGCCACTCAAGATGCCGTACAGGGCGATCAAAAAGAGGACGGCGATGGTTATCCCGCCTAGCAGGGTGGCAGTATAGGTGATTATGTCCTTAACACTTTCATTCATGGCTTTGCTATACTTTACTATACTTTGCTGTGCTTTAATGTACTTTGCTGTACTTTGTGGCATCGACCTTTGCCTGGGCGTTGTCCAGGGCGGCAATGAGGTGATTGCGCCAGTCCTGAAATGACTCAAAGCTCTTTTTGTAGTCGATTGCCCAAGTAAGCAACACAGGACCGAATAACACCTCCAGGGCGGCGATGGCCTTCTTTTGGTCCGGCGCCTTCGTCATGAAGATAATCAATACATCGTACAAGTTGATTTCCTGCTTTTGCTGGTGGTCGTTGTTCATTGTTATATCCTCTCGAGGTCGCCGGGCTGGTAGCGCTCTTTGACACCGTAAAAGTCAACCTCAATGGGCCGGCTCACACCCTTAAACACCCGGGTAACGCGACCGAGCTCATTTTTGTGGAAGTGATAGCCGCGGCAGCCGACCTTTACCCGGACAAAGTTATTGACCTCCAAAACCTGCGGCGGTGTCTTTTTAACTTTGCCCATTTCGCGGCCGTCCCGAAAAAGCGACTAGGACGTTGTGGTAGACTGTCAAAAGCCGCAGGACCGCGTCGCTAAACGTCTCTTTTTTGAGGCAAAAGTCCTGGAGCCTCTTGTACGTGGTGTCGCTCAGTTTGATTGATTTTGACATTGCCACCTCCTGTTAGCAGTTTTTTATCTGTGGTCGGGGTCGTCGTCGGGAACCGGGACGGCCGTTATACCACGCTGCCGCAGCTTCGCAACTCCCTCCGGGGTAACTTCCGACTGTTTGATTAACATTTCGATTGCCCGGGGTCTAAACGCGCAAAAAATACCCATGGCCTTCTCTGCCTTGCGCTCTGCCTCTAACAGCCGCGCTTGCCCTCCCTTTGCGGCATCCTCCACTATTCCAAGAGCTTGCTGCATAACAGGCGCTTCCTGGACCTCCACCGCCTCGGGGTGAGCCAGATAGACCACACTCTGCCCAAAGACCATTTTTCTAGGAACAAAGGGTATGCGCTTGGAAACCCCCATGCGGACCGCCTCACTCATGAAGCTCTGTGGCGTGTAGTAGTGTTTCCCGACAGTCATGATGTAATGACCGACAGTATCATTGGCCACTGGAGGATAGCACATAAAACAGAGCTCACTGTCAGCGCAGGGTTGATGGACCCCCCACAACCTTAGAGGGTCAATTTCGGTCATGGCCCTGGTGCCATGTATTCCTTGACCACACACAGGGCAAGGGCCAATGGGGAAGGGCATCCTGTCACAAACCACCGGGGTATATTCGCCGACAAGGTACAAGGCTCCTATCTTCCGGTACCCACAGCCTCTCTTTGCTTCGCTTGCCATATTCACCTCCTATGTAATGAATTGTAAAACACAAGGTCGGCGGTGTCAATAGTCTACTGGGTAGAAATTGCCCCAAAAACCCTTATTTTGTGCAATTTTAGTAAATTGCGGTGTACCAACTATTGACAGGGTGGTAGGTCGTTGCTATAAAATTGAGCTCGGTCGAGTTTTGTACGCCCGACCTGGCTGATACGACAATGCCCCAGGGGTCAACCCACTGTGAAATTCAGGGGTTAAAACCCTGGGGCCAGGAGGTTCCTATGCAAAAGCGTGGAACTTATCAAAAAAATTATCACACCCTCCAAAATTTGTCAACCCGGGAGGAGGCGCTGCTCAGTCAATACAAAACCAGCGTGCGCATCCCTGCGGACCGGATGAGGAGAGCAGCCGACGAGCTGTCGCAGGGTGAAAAAGCCGTCCTGGACCAAGTGAGAGAAGCGTTGACCTGGCCGTCGCTCCTGTCTTTAGCGGCAAAGTATTACCCTCTCTATCCTCATCGTAAATGGTGGCTCGCAGCGCTGCGCCGAGCGCGCCATTATGCCCGGTTTGTAAATATCCGGTACTTACTACTAACACTCCGCTCGATCCGACTCGAAAAAGAGGCCGAGCGCCAAAAGACCATGGAGGGCTTATCAATTGATACCACACTAACTAGTAGTAGGGATTATCAATTGATACAGACTAACGAGCAAAGGTTGGAGGCGCGGCAACTTGCCAAACTTGCCCTGGCGGCCGAGGGAGGTGCAATTGGGTAAAAAGAGCCGACGAAAACGGGGTGAAAAAGCCCCGGTATGAGTTAGAACTCACATCGGCCCGGGATCGTTGGAATTTAGCGAAATTCCATGGGGGTTAGCCCTGATATTTAACGGTCCTCCTCGTCCTCATCTTCATCCAGGTAGTCCTCGTCAGGATCCTGATAATTCATTCAGGCTTTATGGCGCCACTCGGCGACGACGCGGTCATAGTTGCTTTTGGCTGCCGCCAGCGCCGACTCGGCGCGGTGCAAACTTACCCGGAGCTCGTCGCGCTTTTCGGTGGCCGCGGCCGGTAAGATCTCATCTTTCACCAGGCCCCGCTCCTCCTCCTCGATGGCGTCCTGGAGGGCCGCGATGTCCTTAGTGAGCTTAACCACCTCGGCAGCGGCTTGCCTGATCCCCTCAGTCATTGGCTCAACTTTCATGCCGGCTGCCTTCCTCCACTTTCCGGTCGTGTCCTTAAACTCCTGGTACGACATAGGGCTAAACGGCGATACCTCTGCCTTGACCATGAGTATAAACTGTGCTGCCTCTGGAGTAAAGCCGAGGTCTTGTAACATGAGATACGCTTCCTCGGGGGTGATTAACCCCTTCTTTACTGCCAGGACGATGTCGGCTTTCGATGCTTCACGTGCTCTGGCCTCTGCCGGCGGTTTTATGGTCGCCTTGTATATCTTTAGCAAGAACGCCGCATCCAACGGGGCATAGCGGAGCTCGAGCAACTTATCCAGGGCCGCCTCCTCTGTGATTACCTCAGTTTTGAGCCCCTTGATGATGTCGGTCTTGGTCAACTCGCGCTCCTTAACTACCACGTCCACCTCGTCTTCCGGGATGTTAATAGCCAGGAGATAATCGGCATCATCCTCATCAAAGCCCAGGTCCATCAAGAGCTCCATGGCCTCGCCCCGGGTGATTACCCCCTGTTTTACTCCCTTGTAGATGTCGGTCTTGGTGATGTCGCGCTCCGCCTCCGTCTTAGCTGCGCCCTCTGGCTTGACCTTGGTCTCGATCAACTCCTCGAGCCGGTCGGCCGGCATGCCGTAACCGGTGAGCTCGGCGCGGACTTCGTCAAGGGTGATCCAGCCGTTTTTCCATCGGGCGATGAGGTCAGGGAAGGCGACATATACCTTGGTCCACAGGACATAGTCGTCGAGGTCCTTGCCGTGGTAGCCCTGGTGGGTATAGACCTCCCGGAGCCGCGCCTCGTCGATGGTCCGCATGTCCCACCAGCGGCGGACGTCGACGCGGGTCGGCACCTCGTAGGATATCTGGATCAGCTTATCTCGCCAGTACGGCGGTATCTCGACCAACCGGAACCATGCTTGCATGTCTTCCTCAGAGAAGTCGGTGCGGCGGAGCATCTCGATGACGGTCCTGAGCTCCGGATGCTCCCAGTGAGCCATCCAGAAGTTGTCAATTTGCTCATCGGACATGCCAGCCTTGTAGAAGTCCTCGCGCCTCAGCTCCCCGAGCTCGTCCTTTAAGCCGTACTTGGCAATCATGTTAGGCTCAAAGACCTCCTTGGCTTGCCAGTTGACCAGGTCAGCCGGCGCAGGGTAAAACAGGGTAAAGAACTTGAGGGCCTCGATACGCTCGTCACTCCAACCCTGGTCTCTCAGGTCGTCAAAGTATTTTTCGTAAGCCACGGGATCGCGGCGCCAGGCGGTTATGACCGATAATGGATCGAGCCGGAACGTCTCTGCTAGCCTCTCCTCACCGTACAACATCTTCTTGAGTGCCGGAGGTGCGATCACACTGACACCTTGTATGATCATGATGACGGCCATAATTACAATTATGACTATTTGTATCCATGAAGTCGGGGTAAGCGCGCGTTCTACCATGGCTTTAAGGTAAGGGGGGGTGTTGGGGTTGTCTCGTAACTTGATTAGCATGTCCTTGACGTTATCTCTAGCTATCGGCTCCTCAGCATCAAGAAACTCTCTAATGCCACGCTCGAGCCATGACGCCATCCAGCCGCGGAGGCGGTCCTTCCACTCGGCTTGCCACCCCTCGATCGTGTCGTGTATTCTTGATGATATAGTCATTTACGTGTTACTACATCTTGTGTGAAAACTCCGGAGATCTGGATCCCCTTTGCTACCATATATTGATTTTACTCATAATTTTCATACCGGTATTACCAATTACGCTCGAACCATGCCTCGAATTGAGCCTCGAGCCAGCCCCATGGGTCGTTAAAGAAGCCCTGAATACTGTCAAACCACAGATTTACCAGGTTGATCGGGGCGGCGATTATAGCGAGCTGCGTGGCGATAGCAGCGGCAACAAAACCCTTAAGGGCATCCCATATTTCAGCAATGTAGTTTTCTACGACGAATACAAACCCGGCGATGTAGCCTTTAATAGCGTTGTAGACATCGAGGGCGTGGGCCTGGATCCATGAGGCGATGTCGGGGATTAAGGTCTCGGCATACTCCTTGGCGGCAATTAGCGCGGCAGCCGCCGCGGATATCGCCTTTTGGAAGGCCGCGGCAGCATCGTTTATTGCCTGGTTTGCCCTGGAGAGCGCCGTCGAGGCGGCATTGATCGCCGCGTCGACCGAGTCGGTAATCCAGCCATATACATAAACCCACAGAGTTGTGAGAGTGTTGAACTTATTAGTAAGATAGTCCCAGAGGTCGTTAAACCCCTCAGCGATGTCGGCGCATCGCCACCTGACCTCGTAGAAAAAGTCAGATATCAGATAAAAGATAGCCGCCAGGCCAGACCAGCCGACATTGCTCTCGATCCACTCTCCGGCGTCCCAGAGTTTATTCTGGATGAGCCTAAATATGTCGTAGAGGGCATAGAATAAGTCTGCTAGCCACATTTTACCGTTCTGCGTTCTACGTTCTACGTTCTATGTCAGAGCTCCTGTATGCTGTCGATGAGCGTCGCCCTCTCAATGAGCAGCTTGTCTACATTCTCCTTGGAGAAGTCCTTTTCGGCAACGGTGATCGCGAAGTAGGTGTCCTTTTTGGTACGCGCCGACACCTGGTAGAGCTTCACCACCTTACCCTCCGGGGTGATATCAGGACGCTCGGTTACAGTAACATTATGGTACAGCTTTTTCTCTCCTGCCATTTAACACCTCCTTTGCTTTTCCCCTTTGCGTTTCATCATAAACGCTTTGACCTCATAGCCACCCAGACCTCCAATAGCAGCGAAAGCCAGCCCCAGGGTAGCGCCGTTGACGTTGTTTAACAGGGCGATTGTCTCGAGTACGCAGATGCCAACTATGGCGGCGAGTGGTGTGTATTTCATGTTATTACCTCCCATATTAGTATAAACAGTAACACAATGTGGGTTGATAGGGCTATCAATCCGATCCACCTTCCCCCCAGGTAGTAATGATATTCTGCTTTGACTGGCCAGGGATATCTCGCCGGCATAGACTCCCTCGGCTTCCAGGGGCAAGCCGTCTCAAAGAAGCCGATCAAGAAGATGTGTCGCTCCGCCGGTGTGCTGAACATCATCCTATAATATAACCGTAGCATGCACCTGCTGGTGGCGGTGGCGATGGACATTCTGGCATCCGCCAGTCTCCAGCATAGCCTTTGCAGGTACCACCTTGCCCATAATTGGTAGTGAGTAGGTTAAGGTCTGCCAATACTACATTATCGCTTCCATCAAGATCACCCATTCTCAAGTTGGGGAATGTATGGGCGGTTGTGTTTCCTTCTGTGAATACTAAATCTTCCGCTAGTTCTGATACTCCCCCATCTGCTTTGATTCCTACATCATAAGTGCCTACTGGAGCATCATAGACATCAAAATTACCGCCGGCATCAATAATCGCCGCCGACTTATGTATTTCTATTTCTGTGTCTGGAGTAAAGAATCTAACTACAACGTTAAATGCCATGTTACCACCAGCAAGGGGGTAGTTGCCGTCTAAGTGTGCTGACATTTCTTAACTCCTTTCCACCTTCAATGATATCGTTACCCTGGTTATCGTGGAGCATGAGTCGACGTTAAATGCCAGGATGGCACCCGAGGATATGGACTTTGTCCAACCCGTAAGGGTGGAATCCTGAGACTTCTGTGCTGAGGATATCGTCGGAGGAGCTGACGCCGTTATCGAGTCGGCATCCGTTGGGGGGAAGTTGGCATAGGTGTCCTTCCAGATGTCCACAACGATACTTCCTGGCTGTTTGGCATACAACGATGCCTGCGTGATAGTGCAGGCGAAGGGTACTTCAAGATGCCCTTTCTCGCCTGTGGTTATCGCCACGTCGCCGCCGTCGATGACAAACTCTATGCCGAGCGGCTCTGCCGCCCACACACCCGACATGTCGACGACGACCTTGCCGTTTTCGTCCACCTGCAGCGGGACCCAGACGTCAGTCGTCGGGTAGTAGCCCCACAGCTTCTTACCTGCGCCCATTGTATTCTAGGCCGTCACGACTAATTTGCCGTCGGCGTCAACCTGGACAGGGACCCACACCTCATTGGTGGCGTCCCATCCCCAAATTTTAGCTCCTGCGCCCATAAAATCCTCCTATAGCTCGTTCTGCGTGAAAATAACATCATCAATATACCCTATGGCAGCTGCGGCTGCCGATGTTTTGAGAAGGATACTAAACAATAGTCCAGGAGTTGATGCGATGGCTCTCTTGCGTAAACTTATCGTTGAAAGGTCAAACGCCTGGCTGTTTACGAGCAGCCGTACATATTCAGCTGCGTCAAAGTCAGCAACAAACTTTAGCGTGTCAAACTTCTGCGGAGCGCCGGCAACTTCCCATGCTCCGCTTGGTACGTCCTGATAAACGGCTGCGGCGTCGTAGTATTGCAGCTTCTTGAGATCATGGTCGTAGGCTATTGCTATTTCGTATTCGTAGGTGCCGTCGGCAAGCAATACATAAAACTCTATATAATCCCAGTGTTGTTTGTATGAGAAACTTATCTCAAACCCCAACGATGACAATGCCGGGTAACCAATATGTTTTTGTATTACACAATTACGGCCTACAACAGCTCCAGTTGTCAGCTTGCAGGAAAAACCGCCTGTCTTAAAATAGCTACTGTCCCAGTCAACACTATATCCAGTACTGCCGTATCGGAGCCATTGCTCAACTCCATTCTCAAAGTTGTCTAGGGCGATAACATTCCCTCGTCTGTCAAAAGTAACTATTGAGCCGAGCCTGGCCGCCAGCTCGCCCAGGTCGGACATGCCGGCAATGGTAGTTGTGGGGGCATACTTTCCAAAATCAGGTTGTCCTTTAGCCATCTTCCTCCTTAATCAAATTTCATCAGTATCCGCCGAGGGGACATCATCTTTAGCAGGTCCTTGATGGCATCGACGATAGCCAGGGAGATAATGGCCTTGCGGGGCATGACTGTCACAAAGACGTCAAACGTGTGGGGGTAGGTGTCGTCGTCATTCCAGCCCTTTAATTTGAGCTCGTACGGCGGCTGGTATGACTCGTAATACTCCTCCCAGTCGATAGGGTGACTATCGCCTGACATGTCCATGCCCTCGGTAGACGGCGCTATCTGGTGCTCATGGTGGAGGATGACCAGGTGAGCCAGAGCGGCATGCCCAGGACGGGGGCGGACCATAAACTTGGCGATAATGCCGTGGGCGATCTTCATCGTCTCGACCGTCGGGCTGGTCGATAACGTGCTAGCAGGTATCGTTATTGATGCCTCAAAAAGCATTATTAGCCTCGGCTATTTATACGCAGGGGGAGCTTTCGCCCCCCCTGCAGCATTACCTATTTAAGCTCACGCCACATAACGAAAACGCCGGTCACGTGGGTATCGTAAATATCCAAGTAAAGACCAATATCACAGTAAACAGGCACGGGTACGTGCATCTGCTGGCTGATATTCCCACTAGCCTTCAGGATAGCTATTATTCCCCCCGTGGTATCTTCTCCATTATAGAGGGTCACATAGGAGGCCGAGCCATCACACGTCACCAAAGCATAGACCAACTCACACGGTCCAAGCGACAGGAGCTGGTCAGCAGTTACCCACGCCCAGGAGTACTCCTTACTCTCC